AGCTCCATGATGGCGTCGAGCTTCTCTTGCATGATCGCCCACGGCATCGACTGCACGGCTTTCATGATCCCGGGGATCTTGAGTCGCATCGTCATCGGCTACTCCTCAGTTCCGTTCCGCATGTACGAGACGATGGTTGCCGTTGCGCTTCGCCGGCTGTTCGTCATCGTCGTCGTAAAGCGCGCGTGCAAACGCGGCATCCGATGCTGTCGGAGCCGGCGAGATCGGCACGCCGTATTCCTCCGACAGTTCCTTCTCGTGACGCAGTTCCTCGAGGGTTTCTTCGAAGTCGCGGCCCTGCTCGCCAGCTAGGCGCGTACGGCTGTCGAGTCCCAGCTCGAGCATTTTCTCCGCCGCGAGCGCGTCCTTCAGCGGATCCACCCATTGCCATCCACGCGGCTGCCACACGTGCTCGAGATACTCGCGGTAGTCGTAGGAAGGCAGCTTGAGCCCACCTACCGTCACGGACCACTTGAGCCATTCCGGGTAGATCAGCTCGTGCAGGTGCTCGATCGTGTGCACCTGGGCGAGACGCCAGCGATCGCGCTCGGTGATGAGGCCCGCGCGGATCGAGCTGTAGTTCACGCCCTCGAGGTCATTGGCCAGCGTGTTGTAGCTGACTCCGTAGCCGGAGGCCTGCGTGCGGAGTTGTGATTTGACGAAGTCTGGATAGCCCGCGGCCGGATAGTCCGGCTCCCAGGGGTGCAGATCGTAGCCGGTGATGTCCTCGAACGTGCCAGGCGATGCGTCCATGGTGAGCGGGCCATCATTACCCGGCGCGTCCGGATCATCCTCTTCATCGTTCTTGCGGGAGAAGAAACCCATCTTCGACGCGCCGACGCGGCACGCCACGAGATACGCTTCCTGGAAGCCGTTCAGCATTCGCGATGAGATGATGACCGGCGCTGCCCACGGCACGCCGCGCGTCTGACCCGGCCGTTCCACCATGAACAGGTGGATCATCTGATCGGCCGGAATGCGGATTCGCTCGCGGTCGAAGCGTGAGTCGGATGGGTGCGAGGACCAGCAGTGGTAGGCTACCGCTGCGCCCCACTTGTCGATCTCGATGCCGAGCCGGATTTCGTTAACACCGCGGCTCGCCGGCCGGTTGTAGTCGATGTCCAGTTGATCCGGATCCAGCAGTTGCAGCGCGAAGCCGTACGCGTTGTCGAATCCCGGCAGCATGCGCACAAGCGCTTCGCCATCCTGCGCCTCTGTCCGCACGGCGAGCTGCTGGATGCCAATCCAGGACAACCGCCGATCCGCGGATGCACACTTCGGCTTTCCCCACTCGTGCCACGCGGCCTCGATCGTTCGGTTGATGAGTTTGTCGGGCTTGTCATCGAACCCGCGGACTCGCGCCTGCAGCCCGATCCCCCATGGTCCGATGACGTTCTCTTCCACCAGGCCGAGGAACCGCTTGCCATACGCGTCGTTGCGGCCGATCTCGCGCGCGCGGGCGCGCAGTTTCTTCAGGTCACCGCGGATCTCCTGGCTGGCGGATCGCAGCTGAGCCAGCGTCCAGTCGGCGGTAAGCCGGTTCTCGACAGCGCCGCTGAATGAGTTTGCACGACGCTTGACATGGACGTGCCGTTGCGGGAACGGACTGCCCAGCCACCACGATTTGAATGCGGCCGCTGCGCCTCGCAGGCCTGAGTCACGGCGCGACAAATGTCACCTCGACAGACCGGCCTAGGCGCCCGGGACTCCGTTGCCTCCGCACTCGTCGCTCCCACTTCGTAAGCTCGGTCGACAGCTCCGTGAACTTGATCTTGTTTACCATTCGAGTCTCGACCTGGTAGCTCTCGACGTCTGCGATTGCGCGGCCTTCCAGGCGGGCACGCAGCACGTCGACCATACGCTCGGCGTGCGTCTTCTCGTTGACGGCGGTAGACGGATTGCGCCTGACCTCGATCGCGCCTTCTTCCGCCGTGACCCGGTCTGCGCCCCTCGTGAAGTAGATCGCCCAACGGTAGGCGCCCTCCGCTATCACGAACGCAGAGGCCGGAACCTTGAACTTGTACGTGTCGCCTGCAGTGGTTACGTGCCCGGCCAGCGAAGTGAAGTCGGTGCCTCCTCTCAGGATTAGCGTTGGAGTCCACGCATCAGCGACAGGAAAATCCGAGTTCGAATAGTCGAACTCGAGCGTATCGCCGGAAACGATCTGCGCCGGAACGCCGATCGGGATCGCGCGGCTCAAGGCGTCGGTCTCCCAAGAAATGACAAAAGGGGCCGTGCCCACCAGGTGCTGCCGGTGAACATGACCCCGTCGGGGTGCAAACTCTGGTTCCAAGCTACGTGAAACGCCGTGTGCAAGTCAACGACCACTCCCACTACCTACCAGCGATTGACCCAGCTCGAGGGCCGCGACGTACGCCGTGATCTGGCCTGCTGGGGCACCGTATTCGGCGCTTCCGGTTCATCCGGGTCGTCCTCTTCGACCTCGATCGTTTTCAGCCGCTCTTCCATCTCCGCGCACAACCGGTTGAGCTTCGGCGCAAGTCCTACGAACGCTCCCAGAGCCAGGACGCGACAATCGAGCGCTTCGTTGCGCACGCCGTCCGGCTTGACCCAGATGCGCGTCGGGAAGCCGCGCGTGTAACGCGTGACAACCTTTTCTGAAGTCAGCTGCGCGAAATAATCCTCGTCGTAGCGATCGGGGAAGTGGCAGTATCCCGTGCCGTGCTCCTGGAGCTGCAGACGGGCATACACGAGCGCCTTCGCCGTATCGACGCCGAGCGGGAAGAGCGGGACCTTCGCTTTGTTGTTCCGCGACGGCTTGCCCATGATGAGCCGTCCGGGCCCGCCCATACCCTTGGTCGCCCAGACCTTCCTGCCCCAGCGCTCCTTGCAGAACTTGTACACGGCCTGCGTATGGTGGCCACCCGAGTCGATGCAGGTGGCACGGATGGGCAGTTGGATTCCCGCGGGATGCGCGAACGTGCCGCGCAGTTCGGTATCGAGGTCCTTCCAGAGCGCCGGCGCTGATGGATCCCCGTTGAGCACGCGGTAGTCGATCGACCAGGTCTCTTCATCGCGGCCCCACCCCACAATCTCCAACTCGAAGCGATCGTCCTGCACGTCGACGCCAGCAGTGATCACGACCACGCCGTGCGGCAGCGGCTCGGCTTCATAATTCTCGCGCCGCTCCAGCAGGCCGGTCTTGTCGATCGAGAGCGCCTTTTCTTTCCACGTCTCACCGAGCGACAGGTTCACGAACGACTTTAGCTTCTCCGGTCGTTTCTGCGCGCGCAGCCATTTGCGCACAATCTTTTCGAGTGGCGCCATGAGCGACACCATCGCGGGTGCGTGGAATCCAGCGATGCCTTCGAAGGCGCGCTCAGCACGCCACTCTCCGTGCGTGATGTTCCGGTACCGCTCGCCATCAGACCAGGGCGAGCCGCAGTCCCTGCACACGTACACGGCCGACGCTGCGTTGCCGGAGTCCCAGTGCACCTGCGACCAGGTGAGAGGCTGCCAGTGCGTGCAGTGGTGGCAGGGCACGTACCACCGGCGCCGATCGCTCGCGTCATACTCCTCGCTGATGCGGCTCAGGCCTTCCGTGGTAGGCGTGCTCGACTTGTAGATTTTGCGACGGCGGAACCGCTCGGTGCGCTCTTCAGCCAGCGCCACGGGATCGCCCTCGCCATCCACATCCTCGGGGTATCCGTCGATTTCATCCAGGTGCAGATAACAGATGGGCATGGACCTCAGTGTGGCCGCCGAGTTCGCGCCGCCAATGATCAGCACGCCGCCCGGAAATTCCTTGAGGTCTAGCGTGTTGCCGCCGTCCTTACTGCGCGGCGCCACGATCTTGCGGCGCAGGATCCCATCCTTCGCGTTCTCGATGAGCGGTGCCACACGCTGCCGGCTGTAGCGTGTGCCGACCATAGTGGTGGGCTGCACGACCAGCATCGGGCCTGGCGTCTGGTCGACGACGTAGCCGATCCAGTTGAGCCCGGCCTCGGTCGCACCAATCTGCGCGGCCTTCACGAAGACAACGGTGTGTGCCGGGTGGGAAGGGGAGAGACAGTCCATGATTTCGCGGAGATGCGGCACTCGGTCGGTGCGCCACGGTCCCGGCTCGGGCGATTCCTTCGAGGTCAGCACGCGATATTCATCCGCCCAGGATGAGACGGTGCGCTCCGGATCCGGCCGCATTGCGATGGCAGCCGAGCGGTACAGGCCTGCGACGGGGTTCACGCCGCGGCCTCCGGCGGTGCGTCCAGCTTCTCGAGCTCTTCCGCGGCAGCCAGCGCGTCGAGGTCGTGAGCGATCGCGTCCAGCACGTTCCGTAACTCGCGCGTCAGCATCCCGTGCAGCGCCGCGGGATCCGTTTCCAGCGCGAGCGGATCCGCCAGCCGGTCCGCCAGGCCCAACGTGCGATCGCGCACGATGCGCAGCGTCTTGAACCACGCGGCCCGAGTCACGTCCGCATCGACCACTTTGCCGAGTTCACGCTCAAGCTCCAGCTCTTTCAGCTTGGCCTTGATCGTCTCGTGATCGATGCGCGCGGCCGTGAGCGATCGCTGCTGGCCGGACGCTTCGGTCTCTGCCGGCGGCTTGTCTGCGGGCGCCTTGGCCGCAGCTCTGCGATTGGTGTTGGCTGCCCACGCCTGATCCGCCACTTCCACGTCGATCTTGCCGTCCGGATCGCGCTTGATGCGGCCTTCCTTGATGGCCTGGAGTACCGTCGGATGGGCGCAACCGCGGTGACGGGCGTACGCGCGCACGCCCAGACGCAGCTTCTTGCCTCTGCCTCGCTTATCGCCGGTAGGCAATTTTCAGAACCTCAGACGAGCCAGGCATTGGAGTCGTGCGAACCCCATGAGAATTTTGGCTGGATGGGACCCGCTCGTTTGTCTCAGCATACGTGCCCATGAAGCGCCGCATGACAATCGGCACAAAAGCCATTCCACGCGAAGCGGATACTCGTAATTATCATGGTGAGCATGCAGGCGGTGACGAGGTGGCTTGTGTCCGCAGTCAGAGCAGGCTGCGGGTCGCGTCACCCAGCCGAGTTGGGTCCCGTGGCTGACCTTGTGCCTGGCCTGCTTCTCGGTCATTCCTGGGCAATGGAGATCAGCACTCCAGAGAAGGGGGCGGATGGCTTCAGCTATCGAGTGATTCAGTTCACGCTGCAGCCGGAGTTCGATTCGTCGAGCAGCTCTGAAGGCAAGGCGATCATCGCGCGTCCGATGGGTGCAGCCAATTCGCGCTACACGCCTTGACCTCTCAGCTTGCCTACCTTCCGTCGATCGTGAGGGCAGTCTCGCGTGACATGCCTTGCACCAGGTCTGGTATCCGTCAGTGCCGGTCTTGGTCTTACTGAAGTCGGCGATCCCCTTCAGCACCCCGCATTTAGTGCACAGCTTGGCCAGCGTCTGGGTCTTGGTACGCGCCACGCGCTGTCGATATTTGCACTGCTCACATGTGTGTGAGCGATACCTTGCTTCGACGAGTCTAAACGACTCCAGTGGCTTGGCTTGTCGACACGCTCGGCACACCCTCAGATCGGCAACCGGTTCAGTTGCAGTCATTCGCGCTCTCCCTGCGGATTCATTTCGCCGACTTACAACGATTGCACCGCTAACCGCGATCAAACAACACTTGGCTCAGCCTCTCAATTGTTGCGCTGTTACGATCATGTCAAGTTCCTCCAGGAGTGTGCGCGGATCGACGTCGCGATCTTTCGCGATCGTGGCTTGTTCGGGCGAGAGGTGCACAACGGCGCAGAGTTCGGAGTAGAGGCCAATCACGTAATTCCACTGCGCACACGTCGTCCGATTTCTGTTCGTGCCTCTTCGTCGACCGCAGTGAATCAGAACTGCGCCGCCCGGCTTGGTACGTACTCGATGCCTATGCGATGACAGCACGCTGCCGCACCCAGAACACACGGGCGCTTCTGCAGGGCAGAGCGCAATGAGCGGCAACCGGTTGATCACCATCACCCGTGCGGTCCAGGCAAGACCAGCCCACCACTCCGAAGGATTCGGCTCGAGCTCATGCCCGCCTGGCGTGCGGCATCGAGAGCCGTATCCAGCAGCTCGGGCTCGCGCACACGGGCCGAGACGCGAAGGCGATACACCTTGCCGTCGTGTTCAATAAATAGCGGCACGAGCTTGCCGGTCCTGTTGTCCGTCAGGGTCACCACGCCGGGCGTGAACGTCTCGCGCTCGCCCTGCGCCTCAGCATTCCGTTTCGCTTCACCCATTTATTGGTCTTTCCCTCGGGCGCAGACATAGCACGCACATCCACACGCCAATGTATTTGCGCAGCGGCCGGTGATCGAGACACTGGCAGACGCGTCGACGTTTCTGGTATTCCCGCTCACGATCGCGGAGCTTCTGCAAGGCCTCGACATGGTTGATATGCTCAGATAGCACGACGCCCTCCGTTCAGTGTGTCGTGAGCGACCACGGCCACAGCCAGAGCCGACCATGCATCACCCGAGACACCGTGCGTCGGCCCAGGATCCTTCTTCGTCCCTGGCGCCCCCAGCATATCAATGAGCGCCTGCCGGATGTTGGCGTCTTTCGCACGCGGGGTCTTGCACAGGTGCATCTTCACGTCGTGCCGGTAGACCAGCAGCACGTCGTCGGGCCGCGCGCTCGCCTGCTGGAAACGGCCGATCCAGCGGACCGTCTCAAAGACTTCCTTGCCGACCGCCATGCCGAAACTCGCCACCATCTCGATTGCGATCACCGCGACTGACGTGCGCACCACGCGCAACAAATCGTGATTATCCCTCTTGCCAGCTTCAACCACCTTGCCGTCGCGAAAATAGACGTATCCCGATTCGACAGGGCCTGGATCTATCGCCAGGATCAACGGGTTCAACGGGTTCATCGTTTCAAAAGGGCGGGGATCATTCCTCACCGCCCGGGCAGAGGATGGAGAAAGCCTGGCCCTGCAGTGAGAGCAGAACGCTGCGCGGCGTGCGTTTGATTGTGAGCTCGATCCGGAATGACCCGTCAGGATTGGGCGTCGCCTCCCATGTGCCGATCTCGGATTGGATGGTGCAGCCGACAGCTTTGCCTGAGGGTTTTGCGCGGGTGGCCTGGTCCTTGTTCGGCACAGGCGATTTCATCGGAACCTCAGCAGCCTTCGGCGCCGGTACGGTGTCGCCATTGGCATGCCGCGGCTGGATTGGGACCGGAGTGGTGGCCATTTCCGTGTGCAGTTTGGCGTAGCGCCAGTAGACAGTGTACCAGGTCGCCGACGTCAGGCTCACCCCGAATTGCTTCTTGATCTCCTCAAACACCTTCGACCCGCGGGCGCCATCGCGGCAACGCTTCAAGGCGATCTGTTTGATCTGTTCGCGCAACTCCGGCGTCAGCAGGTGCGGCCGCGCCTCCCTCATGTACTCCGGCATGTTGCTCACAGCTTCCCCCGCTTCAGCTCCACCACGTTATTCCGATCGGAATGGGCGAGCTCTTCGCGCTCCAGCTGCTGCGCGAGGTCAGCGCGATCGAGCCGGCGAAGCTCAGCGCACACGTGCTCGACGCGCAGCCGGCGCAGGATGTCGGCCATGCGTTGGCGGGGCGGGGAAGGCCAGGGCGCGCGGATGAACTGGAAGATCCGCATCAGTTACGCAGCCATGCGTCGACGTCCTCATGATCGACCACGTACCTGATGGCCTCGGTGCGCTCTTTTTCGTACGCGGATAGCCTGGCCACGTCGCCGGAGTGCCTGAATCGCCGCCATGCATCGGATACGCGCCGCTGCAGTGTCGTCGGCAGGATCTTCCAGTGCGGTTGACACATCAGCCGGTCGCCGAAGATCTCGCGATCGCAACCGGGAATCGAACAGTGGTGGAGCTCGATCATTCGGACCTCCGCGGCTCGCTCAGCATCATGGCGATGCCACGAGCACTCTCAACGTGGCGGCGCTCCCAGTTCTGGATTCCGAAATGCCTGGCGAAGGTGTCGACCTCCTGCTCGAATTTCACGACGCCCTCGGGTGTGGCGGGTCTGCTGGAGCGTGCAATGCGCACCACACGTCTGTCGGAGCGGCCGAGCGCGACGAGTGCGCCGCTTGGCAGAATGCGATAGACAGGCTCACTGGTTGTCTCTTCGAGCATCAGCTCGGCATTCAGCACGTTCCACAGCGTGAACAAGGTGCCTCCGGACCAGCGTTTTTCTGGTTTGCACTTGTTGAAGTCGGGGTGAGTGGTGCGGCTCATCCTGCGTTGCTCCAGTTCTCGAAGCGCACGCATTCCTTGCGGAAGTACAGGTCGACAGATCCAGTGGGGCCATTGCGCTGCTTCGCGATGATCAGCTCGGCCTTGTTGCGCAGGTCCTCGGTGCGCTGGTCTTTGCCTTTGCCTGTGGTGCGCGATTCGCCGTGGTAGTACTCGGGGCGGAACAGGAAGCAGACGACATCGGCGTCCTGTTCGAGGCTGCCGGACTCACGCAGATCGGAGAGCTGCGGGCGCTTGTCGCCGCGCTTCTCGACTTCGCGGGAGAGCTGGGAGAGAGCGAGGACCGGCAGGCCTGCTTCCTTTGCGATCGACTTGAGGCCGCGCGAAATCCCGCTGACCTCCTGCGTGCGGTTCTCGCCGGTTGCGCTCATCAGCTGCACGTAGTCCACGACAACCAGCGCGAGCTCGGGATGTTCAGCCTTCAGCCGGCGCACCCGAGCACGCAGCTGGGTGATGCCAATGTCGCCCTGCTCGTCGATGTAGATCGGCGCCGTGTTGAAGTGGCCGGCGGCCTGGGCGAGGCGCACGTAGTCGTCGTCCCGGAGCTGGCCGTTCAACAGGCGGGACAGGTCGACCATGGCTTCGGCGCACAGCATGCGCTGGATCAACTGCCTGCGAGTCATCTCGAGCGAGAACACGGCCACCGGCAGTTGCGCGCTGATAGCGGCGTGCACGGCGATCCCCAACGCACAGGCGGTCTTCCCCATGCTCGGCCGGGCCGCGATGATCACCAGATCGCCCTTCTGAAAACCGCCGGTCATGCGATTCAGGTCGAGCAGGCCGGTGTCGAGCCCGGTGATGCCGCCTTTTGCAGCCTGCAGTCGCTCGATGTCTTCGAACGTCGGATACAGATCGTGCTTGACCCAAACCGGGCCCTGGCCAACGTCATCACGGACAGCGTTGAATACGGCCTGGCCAGCAGCGTCCATGACCTGGGGAATGCTGCGATCCCCCGGCTCGTAGCCGAGCTGCACGACGGTCGTGCCCGCTACGATCAGCCGACGCAGCTGTGCACGTTCCCGGACGACCTTGGCGTGGTAGGTGACGTGCGCTGCAGTCGGAACCGCGTCGAGCAACTCGGACAGGAATTCGTGGCCGCCGACGGTCTCCAGTTCGTCGTTCTTCTGCAGCTCCTCCCTGACCGTGACCGGATCGATGATTTCGCCGCGGGTGAACAGGCGCAGCATGACGCGGAACATCCGCCGGTGCCGCTCCACGTAGAACATGGCGTCGTCGACCAGCTCGATCGCCTTCGCAACGGCTTCGCCATCGATCAGCATGGCGCCCAGCACGCTGATCTCGGCCTCCGGTGCGTATGGCGGCTGCCGGTCAGGGAACGTCAGCTCTTCGCGCATCTCAGCGGGCCGGGCCAATGGTCACCTCCGTGCGTTGCAGGCCATGAGAGCCTCGTGCATCGCGTTGCTGCTGTTTGCGCCAGGCGCCGAGGCAGGTCTGGACGCGGTCTCCTCGGCCCTTGACGTAAAACAGGCGCATGGTGAGCTCGTCGTTCTTATCCAAGCGGAGTTCTCGGCGGGCCACTCGGATTACGCCGGCCAGCTCTTCGACTGTGAGCCTGAACTTGGCCTGCAGTTCATCGCAGACGGTGAGATCGCGACCCATGCTCCACGGCCCAACCTGTTCTGCTACCTTCGGCGGCTTGCTCCCGCGCCAGAGATGCTCGCGGATTAGCGGCGCCCATATGGCGTGAGCGTCGATCGGTTGGGGATCGCCAGCAGGTTCGGATTGCGATAGCAAATTTCCGGGGCTTGCCCCGATTGATTTATCAATCGCTTCTGTTTTCTGTTTTGGTTCAGGAGATGGTTCTGGCTCAGGAGATGGATTTGCCAAACCGTTCCCGGAACCGTTTGCCGAACGGTTCTCCGAACGGTTCTCAACCCGTTCAGTTTGTTGGACTTGCACCGCAGTCCCGAGTCGCGACCTGATGGCGTCCGCAAGGATCGAGTAAAAGGGCGCGCCCTTCGCCGTTGTTGCCGGTCCGTATCGTTCGGTCGCCTGAAGTAGTGCGTTGAAGCACACCGGGCTGAACGGAAGGGCCATGAATTCCGAACGGGCGTACGTCACCACGTTCGGGTTTTCCATCTCGTTGTGTTTCAGGTGCCGCTTGATCATGACCAGGCGCATGGCTGAATCCCAGACGATGCGTCGGGCGTCATTGAGCAGCTGCAGCGAATCACGAGCAGAGGCCGCTTCGATCTGCACATCGGCGGCGATGTACAGCGGGTCGAGCGCGTAACAACCAATCCGGTTCTGGTGCTTGCATGTGAGCAGATAGATCCACGTGTCCCTGGTCTCGCGAGGCCACGCGCGGAACCGCTCATCGTCCCAGAGCTGCCGCTCAACCTTGCTATAGGCCATCGATCCCAACGTCGGGTTTGCCGTTTACTTCCGGAGACGCCAGCAGGCCTGCGATCGCCGCAATTCTCTGCTGGTGTTCACCAGCTAGCTGAAGGCGCTCGGCCCATTCCGCCGTCAAATCCTCTCTGCAAGTCGAGTGATCAAAGTGGAGGAAGGTTTCAGCGCTTACCTCAACCTCAATGTTGAGGCTAACAAACCCAACACGGTAGTCGATGCCACTTACGCAAAGCGCAGCTTCGTGGCTGATTGCTGGTGCGACGAGCAAGCCCTGGATTTCGACATAATCTTCAGCGTTTTCTTCCAGCAGGTCTTTCGCTTCGCCCAATGCTCCCATGTAAGACAGCAACTGCGTCACCTCGGAGGTTTCTATTCGGTCTTTCTTGATCTCAATAACCACAATCTCCAGAAAACTTCCACCGCCGTCCCCATAGCGTCTGTGAGCCCCGGCTAGGACGTCGAGGACCCCACCGTTTGCAAGGCTCATTTGGCGGCCAATCACAAAGGTGCCTTTCCCTGCTACTGATTCGATGTTGTTGCAGACCCAGTCTTCAAGGTCCTTCTCAAGAAATTCGACGTGCATCGCCCCACCTCCTACACGTTCAGCAGTTCGAGCTGTGCGGCTGCGCTCTCCAGCGCCTTGGCAGAATGACCGTCGGTACTGAACCGCTCGGATTCTGACCGCAGCCCGTACAGCGTGATGACGTCGGCAAAGTCCTCGAAGTCGTGCGTGCGCAGCTGGACCGTGTTGTTGTCCCCTGCCTGCAGGTGCTCGAGCTCGTGGTGGATGAGCCGTTGGCGATCCTTGTCGGTAAGAGTGCACCACTGAAGGAAGTCGAGCGTGATGAGCGCGTCGTATTCGGTCAGGTATCGCATTTTGCCGGGCAGCTTGGCAGCGGTACCCAGGCGGCCGCGTCCATTTACAGGTGTGATCTTCTTGGCCATGACAATGGCGATACGTCGACCCGCCAGGTCGCGGCGGTACCGCTCGAGCACGAACGCCGTGATGTGCTCCGCTTCCGGGTGAGTCATGAAGTCGCTGGTCTCCTGCCAGTCCCCATTCTTCAAGCGCTCGGCGGGCGAGAGCCATTCCAGCTCCAGATCCAGGAGCAGGCCGGAGTCGTTTTCCATGAGGTCGAGCCGGCTCCTGTTCTTGCGCCCCTCGTTCGTTGCGGGATCAAGCGCGTTGCCGGCTTCCATGACTGCGCGCAGCCGGGCAATGCGTTCAGCGGTGGTGCGCTCGCTCGGTGGGTAGATGCGTGTTTCGTGGATCTTTGCAGCGAAGATCGGATCGCTGATTGCCAATACCAGCAACTTCACCATTGCTACCTCCTGCGGAAGGTGATGGCCATCATTGGCCTCGCATGCATGCCGGGCAGAGACACTCAGCCCAGGTTGGTTGCCATGTTGTTCGGAGATCTTCAGTGAGCTCGACCAGGACGCCGTAGCTGTAGACCAGGGAGTCACGAAAGCCGTGCGAGTAGTCAGGGTTGCCCAGGGCCGGATCCCAAATGGGTCGACCGCAATAACCAACAACCGAATGCCCGCGCGATCGCGTGCCGTAGTTGATCAGGTGCCATCCAGCGGGCTGCACAACCTTGGTGACCTCAGGCTCCAGCTCGACGTAGACCTGCTCGTGGTGTTTGGAGAGCCACGTGTTGATGGTGTTGATCCAGGATCCGCCGGCAGCTTCGATCGCGCGGTAGTCAGGCACACGCCCGATCGGGATCTCGAGGATGCTCGCCCAGCAAGCCGCCATGCAGTTGCCGCGGCCGTTCGCGTTCGTCTGCCGGACCGGGATCATCAGTCCAGCCCTTCAGGAAAGAGCAGGTCCGTGGCTGCGACATGCGTTTTCGACACGTCGCGCATGAGACCAGGCGTGCGCAAGTCGCTCAGGTAATTCCGGAACGTCCCGGTTGTGTGCGAAATGTTGATCGCGGCGCCGAGCTCCTCGCGACTGATCGGGTCGGGATACGCGTCGATCAGCACACGCAGCATGTTCGACTGCGTGCCTCCGAGCTTGTTGAACCAGATCGCGTGAAGAGTGTCGTGGTCCGGCACATCGATGTCGGCCGCCTCGAGCATACCCAGGTCGGTGAGCGCGAGCCGATTGCCGGACCGGTCCTCGATCAGCCCAGCTCTGCGCAAGTCGCTCAGGTAATTGCGGAACGTGCCCGTGCTGGCGGAGATATCGCACCAGCCAGCAACGGTCGTGCGCTCCGCTTCCTCGACTCCCAGCGTGTGCAGCGCACCGAGAGCGTCGAGCATCTTGCGCGGAGTGGATCCGAGCGCGGCGCGCGCACCTGTCGCTGATTGAGGTTCGCCTGACGCGCTCCCACTTTGCCTACTTCCGCGTGGCACCGACGAGCGGTGGTGACTGCTTCGCGTGTCAGGCGCTGTATGCGTTGGTGTCGCGTGACCGTTCGTTGCCTTTGGTACCGCGGCCGCGACGTCCTGGAGCTCAAACTGCGTAAGGGGCACGATTTGACTCAGCAACGCCCCAACCTTCGTCAGGCGCTTGCCGAGGTCGCCGATCTGCCCGCGCAGTTGCTTCTCGCGTTTCGCCTGCTCAAGGACCAATGCGCGTGCGTGCTCGACATCCCCGCGCATTTGCTTCTTTGCGTCAGCGACCGCCAACTCGATCGCCCGACTGGCTACGACGTTCGATACCTGCGCTCCGGGCCGTTCCAACTCGCGAATTCGGCGCTGCATGCGTCCGACCTGTTCGCGCAGCTCGGACTCGGTCTTCGCTTCCTCCTCGGCACGCTTTGCCAGGTCGTGCAGCTGCGTGATGACCTTCTGCACGGCCGCGGGTGGCGGCGGCGCCGGCGGTGCGATCGCGCCTGGTTGCGGATGAGTGGTGACGATTGGACCCGATCGGACCTTTACGACGGTGCGCGAGATCGCAGGACCGAACGCGTAGAACTCGCCCGGCTCCAGGTCGCGGAGCTGCAGCCGCGCCTCTTTGTCCATGCCGAGCTCGTCGCCGGCGCGCTTCAGGTCGACATCGAGCCCAGTGCGGCCGATCAGTTTGTTGAGCTGCTCGGCTGCGGCATCCTTGTGCAGTTTGCTGATGCGCTGCGTGGCCAGCACCGCGGCAAACCCGCGTTTGCGTCCCTGCGTGCAGAGTGCGATCGCCGCTTCGGTTGATTCCGCCTCGCCGGAGCCGCGCTCCGGGATGAAGACGTGCGCCTCATCGATCACGACCAGCAGCGGCCGCCAAAGTGAGCGCGGCAGGTGCATCAGCTCTTCGAGGAACAGGCGAACGAAACGCCGGCGTTGATCCAGCGGCAGGTCGTACAGATCGATGACAGCGGATGCGCTCAGCTCGAGAAGCCGGCGCGCGAGCAGCTTCGCGGTCTTCGGTTCGGCCGGCACGTCACCATCGCGACCGGCCAAGAGGTAGCCAAACCTCTCGCGCAGCGTGGCAAACTCGCCTTCGGGGTCGAGCACGATCTGCTGGATCCGGCCGTGGGTCTGCTCGAGCAGGTAACGCAGCATGCGGCTCTTGCCGCCACCGCTGTTGGCCTGGATGAGCAACCGGGATGCGACCAGCTGGTTCAGGTCGACCCGCACGCCGCCGTCGCCGGGGTGGAAGAGAATGGGTGGCGCCGTCATCGACGTGCCGCCTTTCGCCCGGCCCACTCATTCTTCCGGCGCCGCGTCCGCTTTTTCACGGCCGCGCGGAACCGCTCACCCAGCAGCTTGCCGCGGCCCTGGTCGTCGGTGATGGACCGCGCGTGACGCTCGCCAGGCCTACCGACGTAGAGGGTGGCCTTCTTTTTGACCTTCTTTAGCAGGCTCATACCGCACCTGCCTCGATGGCATGTTGGGAAATGTGTACATTTCGGGGCACCTTTCGGGTGCGCCGATCAGTACGGAGGGCGAATAGAGGGTGGCCGGAGTCGCCGCTAACTACTGATTTGGCAAGGAATGCAGGTTTTAGAGGGTTGCATCTTGCACTCCTACAAGATATGTAAAGGTTAGCCCGGCCCAACACGTTTCCGGGGGTGTGTTGGGAAAACTGTACTTTCGGTGTAGCGATCGGCCTCATCTTAAACCAGTGCCTCATCCATTGCCGCGTCCGCCCGCGCCTCGTCTTCCGCGATGGCATGCGCGTAGGTGTCCAGGAGTACTGCCGGTGTATCTCCGAGCCGCTTGGCCGCGGTTGTGATCGGTACGTTCTTGCTCAGCATCCAAGTGGCGCAGGTGTGCCGGAGCGAGTGCAGCGTGAGCGACTTCGCATCGCCGCGGCCGTACGGCAGGTCAGCTGCCACGAAGCAGCTCTGCACCCATATCGTTGCCGTCTGGTCGCTGATCGGCGAGTCACGGTGCAGCGATCGGAAGAAAAACTTCTCGCCGGCATAGGCCACCGCGTGGTGCTCGAATAGCGGGCGCAGCCTGGTCGGGATCGGCACATCGCGCACGCTGTTCTCCGTTTTCGCCGTCCACTTGTGCTCGCCCTTCCGGTCCTGGATCCGCAGCCGCGGCCGGGCACCGTTCAGGATCACATCGTCGACGGTGCGCAGGTACATGATCTCACGCCGGCGCAGCCCGAGGATGCCGGCGGCCAGGAAGGCCGCATACCGTGTCCCTGCGACCTCGTCGTGGTTGATCAGGTGCTTCCATTGAGCAGGCGTCAGGAACGCGTGGCGCGTCTTCCTGCGCTTCGGCACACGGGCCCGCTTCCATGGGTTGCGCGTCACTGAGGCCATTGCCTGCGCCTTCTCGGCGGCCTCTGCCTCCTGCTCGATCACCATGTTCCACAGCGCGCGGTACGCCTTGCGGGCCGTGGACTGCGTCTGGGCCGCCCAGGGTGCGCCGCCTGTCGTTTCCTTCGGCTCGTGCAGGAACTTCTCGGCGGCTTCAATGGTCAGCTGCGCCATCGGGTGGTCAGCGCCGAGGCTGCGCTCGAGCTGGGCCAGCACGTACTGGTAGTCCTTCACCGACTGATCAGCCAGCGTTGCACGGGCGCGCTGCATGAAGCGCTCGATCGCCGCACCGAGCCGGGTGCCGTCCGCGGTGATCCGTTTGATCCTGGCGTAGTCGCCCTCCCGCACGGCACGCGAGATGTCCGAGATGTCCAGCTCGCTTCGCCGCCAGCGTTCGATCACCGACCAGTCGCCGCGCTCGGCCATGGTGTTTAGCGCGCTCGCGTACGCGATGGCCACGTCTTCGCGGTCGCGGCCAACCCGCAATGATTTGACAATGCGGCCGCCTTCGAGCCGCGCATGCTCACGCTCGTAGTAGGCGGCTCCGCGGCGCCACCGTAGACCGGCGGTCACAGCCTGAGGCCTGCGGCGTTTCTTACGCGGCATTCGCTGCTTTCCTCGTGCGCCGAGCTTCAAACTCATCCAACCACTCGTCCTTGAACCGCCAGTCGGGTCGGGTTTCGCCGGGCTTCCGGCTCGCGTCGAACGCAGTGAGCTCGCCGGCGCCTATCCATTCATAGATCTGGTCATCACCAACGCCACCCAGGCGGGCGGCCGCCTCGCGAGTCGTGCGCCAGAGATAGAGCGCCTCCTGGCGTTTACCTTCACGCGGCACGTTTCCTCCTGCGTGCGGTGATCTGACGGAACTCGTAGTCATCGATGCCGAACGCATCCTGCAGTACTTCAGCCGCGCAGCCATACGCCGCGGCCATCCGGATCTCCTTCACGTCGTCTGCTGAGAGCTGCGGCGCCGCCGGTACCGGAATCGGCGCCGTGCGCCCGGTCGCGAGATTTACGAAAGCACCGCGATGCTCGAGCTCGCCTTTCAGGAACAGGCGGGACAGGAGAGCGAGCGCATGATTGGCCAGCAACTGGTTGACGAACGGCGCCTGGCGGGTCAGCGCCTCGAGGGCGCTGCAGCTCGGCAGCTGGTCATCATCCAGCGTGTTGGCAGGATCGACCAGCTCGGGCCATTCTTCCGCGGCCGTCGGCAGCCGGCGTGAGGTCGAGTGCTCTGACAGAGGCTGTCCCAGCAGGAACTGGCCATCATCTGCGCGGTTGCCGATGTCCAGCCAGTAGTCCGACGAGGTGTTGGTAGCCACCTGGTGGATGATCGATCGCGCGGCGCGCGTGTCGACGCAGCCGATCAGAATGCAGTTGCGCCACCACACGAGCTTCTCGTGTTTGGGGTTCAGATGCATCCCGATCGCGCTCCAGCTCAAACCCCAGAACGTGTTGATGCGCGTGACCAGCGTTACGGCCTTGTTCAGCCCAACGTCGGAGATAGAGAACGGCTGTCTAACACAGTTGGCCGGCGTGATCTCGTCGCCATCGTAGACCGTCACATTCAGCCCGTGCGGATGGCCGCGCGCGATCAAAGCGTGGTGCAGGTACACGAGCCCGCTCACGATCGCGGAACCGGTACCGCCGCAGCCTATCACGCGTACGTTGATCTCACGCTCGAGGAATTTCGCGGGGAGCCTATGCATCGCCGGCCTTCCCCTCGATGAAGCGCTGCAGCGTTTGCCTGGCCAAGACCAGGCTGTCAGTCGGGAACGATTTCTTGTTGCCGCGCGGCCCGGCGAGCGCGCGCCACAGTCCGATCACGCCACCCTTGTGTGAAGTCGAGGCCTTCGCGGAGAACTGATCGAATACGTGCGTGAACTCGGCTGCGAAATAGCCGTCCTCCCATTCCGCAAGGGAGGATGTGTTCAGCACCTCCGGCTTCTTCATGGTACCCTGGCAGACCAATCCCTCGCTGTTCGTGTTCCAGAACGGCGCCTTGAAGAGCGGCGTCTTTGCCCCGGGCCGCTTCGATTCCTTCAGCGCGCGGATATGGATCTCCCGGCCGGCGGCGCGCCACACGAGCGCGGGCAGCGGGAAGTGTTTGCCCGACACCTTGCCCAGTTCGGACTCTTTCCGGAAGAACAGCGGCCGCGTGCACGCCGGCGTCCACCACACCACGATGTGCGGCGTGCGGCAAAGCACCGTCTCAGGCAGGATCTCCGGCTTCAGCTTCTCGCCGAGGCCGTGGGCGAGCTCCTGAAGGAATGACATCGTGACCAGCTGCCCGGCCGCCAGCCGCGGCGCGCGACCATCACGACCCATCACACCGTGGACGGTGGCGTAGGTGCCGCCGCCGAGCGGCGAGTAGTTCTCGTAGACCAGGATGGCATGCTTGAGCCGCAGCTCACTCGACTGGCCGATCCGCACATTCGCGTTCATACCGTCACCAGCACATTCACGAGCGCGGCCGGATCAGCTACCGTGGGCAGACTGTCGATCAACCGTTTCGTCATGCCCAGCACGCGGCAGGCCTGCACGACCAGGTCATGCGCACGTCGCACGGAATCGAGATCGGTAATGTCGAACCGGACTACATACGAGGGTGCCGCGTCCTCACCCGCCTGCGATCGCTCCCAGCAATACTGATCGTACACTCCATCCAGCGTGTCGCCAGCGTCGATGCCCAGATAGAAGCCGGGCCAGGGCGGCATCACATCCATGTCGTATAGCTGGTCCATCACCTTTTCATTGTCCCTCTGCAGGCCTCGGGTGGCATCGAGGAGCGCGAGCAGGTCCGTAAAGAGGCGTAACGCGGTCGGGTCCTGGATCCTGCAAAGCCGGTCACGGAGTGTGCGCAGCGAGTAGGGCTTGCGATGCAGCGACGCCGGTACCATCTGCTTCACCCGCGCGTCCATCTCCTCGAAGCTCAACGCGTCCACGTCCAGCTTGCTGTCCTCCGCATCGAGCAGGAATCCCACGGCCAGCTCTACGCACCCGTCATTCTCGATGCTGTGCCAGCTGTACGCCCAGGTGACCGAATACATGGCGCGCAGCAGCAGCTCGTGGAACGTGACGGGGAAACGCGGATCCACGCGATCGAGCAGCCGGATCGTGTTGCCGAGGTGGACAGGCACGTACGCGCCCGCGAAGACCACGATGTAAAAGAGGTTCGGGTGCTCCGACTCCTCGTCGCCGCGCGAGAACGCGGCCACCAGGTCGTGCAGGAGCATGGCATCGAGCGAGTTGACGCGAGGGAGATCGCCGTAGCCCTCGCTGATCCAGCGCTGCAGCGTGCGTTCGATGAACTTCAGCGGGTTCTTCTTCGAGCGCACCCAGTCATCAGCCGTTGCCACGCTGGCGAGCATGAGCGCACGGGTGCAACGCAGCACTTCGCGATCGCCACCGCGCAGCTGCAGACGGCCGTCGACACCGCGCAGGCTGGGAAGCGCTACACCGGTGGCAGGAGCGATCCCGCAGGCGGCAACAACCGGGTCTGGTCCTGGCCGAACCGATTGCGGGCGCCCAATGCCCTCAACAGCAGATTCGCCGCTTTGCGCGGCTCGGGCTGCGATTGCCATTCCTCGATCAGCCTTTCCTGCGCGGATTGGCCGATTCCGGCTTCCGCGCGATCGAGGTCGTCGAGTACTCGCTGCGTCGCGTCATCAACCTTTGGCTCCGACGGCGCGTGCGAACGTGAAGATCTGGTCTTCGCCCGATTTCCTCGGGCCCGTGACGCTGGCATTGGCGAGCTCCGGGTGCGTGACGGAATGGAGATCACGCACCTGCTCCGGCTTCATGGCCGGATCCGGGTCGTTCAGCTCCATTCCGTTGTACATGAACTTCCTGGCCATCATGCCTCCGCGGGCGCGTTCACGCCCAGCAGGTTGGTGACGTATGCTGGCAGCCGCGCAAGCAGCTGCGCCTCCAGCTCCGCGGCCGTGCCGCTGACCGTGAGTGGGGCGATCTGTTGTTTGGATTGGATCTGCTTGGGCGTGACCACGATGCAGATGGTCTCGCTCGGTTGGGCCAGGCGCGCGATGGCCAGTGTGACGCTGCAGTCATCCAGCAGCGGCAGCAGCGCACCGATGAATCCACCGACTGACGGCTCCTCGCCACCCTCGGCGACTAACTCACGGTCTGCGGCCAGTGCGGAGCGGGCAACTTCAGCTGAGGGCTCGCATCTGCTGCACACGCCGAGGCCTCGCTCCCGGTCGACCGCCGTCCATACGCAGCCGCCGACGCATGCTTCCGAATCCTTGCAACCGCAGTAGATGCAGACCGCCTCGGCTACTTCAGCTGCATGTGCGTCGATGTGCATTGGTGTGTCTGAATGCGCAGGCTCGGCCGGAACCTCGGGCTCGCGAACCGCGAACCCGAGTGCGGAGTCATCAGGTGCCGGCTCTTCAACTACCGCATGCTCCACCTCCTTTTCCGCTGTGGGAGTGGCCTGCGCTGCCTGCTCTTCGATGTCCTCCTGCTTGAAACGTTTCTTGCCGGCTGGCTTCTTCGCTTTACGCTGCGCGGCCTGCAGCTCCTTCAGCCGCTTCTCGATCGCAGACACGCGCTTCTTCTGCCCGATCTTCTTCCTCACGACCTTCAGCACGGCGTTGCAATCCTCGATCGTGGCGTTGTTCAGCGCGCCCTTGAAGCTCGAGGCCTCGATCTTGTGATTGGTCAGCGCATTGACCCGCTGTTTGCTCTGGTCTACGCCGGGCGCCTTCTTCGCTGGCGCCGCTGCCGCTGCGCCCTTCGCCATCGTTTCCTGTACCGGCGCCGGCGCGCTATAGATCTCGGCCAGCTTGGTCACCATGGGCCCGAGCCACACACGCGTGACCGGCTCACGCGCATCCGCGCGCGCATTGATCTGCGTCAGCAGCGTGCGGAAGAATCGATAGCGGATGGACGGCTCCTCCTTTGCCCAGCGCACCAGCTGATCGCGGGCCAGCGACCAGGCGAGCACGCCGGCGTCGATCAGCTCGCGCACCTCGTCCGGCAGCTGCAGCAGCGAGAGCATGTTCGCCACGTGCGACTGGTCGCGGCCGATGCGGCGCCCGATCTCCGACTGCGTGATGTCGGGCTCGTACTCGAAGTACTTCGCGTAGCCGGCAGCCTCCTCGAGGGCGGTCAGGTCATTGCGCCCGAGGTTCTCGATCAGCGCGATCGTCAGGCACTGCGCCGGCGTCAGGTTGACCAGGCGCACGGGCAGGCGCGCACCGGGCACGCGGCTCGCGCCGCGCCAGCGGGACTCACCGCTGATGATGAGGGCCCTGCCGCCGTTCGCCGGTTGCTGCGCGACCAGGTTCTGCAGCACGCCCACCTCGGCGATCGACGCGGCCAGCTCGGCGATCTTCGCCTCAACGAAATTCCGGCGCGGCTGCCACGGCCCGGGCTCGAGCTGGTCGGGATCGTGCATGACGATGCCGCTGTCGTCGCTGCGCTCCCAGTCGAGCATCAGCTGGCCGCTCATGGCTGTGTGCCGTTCTGCGCTACCGTGACTCTCTCAGCACCGTCGCGGGACGCCAGTACTGCACCGACCGCGGCGACAATGGCGCCGCCCCACTTCGGCTCCAGGTCGATGCTCAGCGCAATGCGCATCTTGCCGTTGCTGAGGCTGGTGAAGCTGAGCGGCGTGTCGAGCTCGGCCACCTCGGGCATGTGCGGCTCAACGTGTGCGGGCTCTGTGCCGTTCTCGCGAAGCTTCCGCAGCCGCCGCCAGACGACAGGGTCGCCGACGGTGATCTTGAACTTCCTGGCCAGGCGATCCTGGACGGCTCCCGTCTTGACCCTGGGATCCGCCGCGAACATCTCGGCCACGACCTGGTCGATGATGACGGCCTGGTGCTTGGGCAGCCGTTGGCCCCTCTTCATGTTTGGAGGGAATGCCATGTCATGTCCTCGCTCAGTAGAGTGTCGATTCCGATCGAAATACTTCGTCGAATTCCTGCTGCTGCACCCGCCCCAGCACCATCCGGATCGTGTGTGCGTGTTTCCATGTGCGCGCGTGGCCATGCCGGCCGAACAGCTGCAGGAGCAGCTTTGCCTTCGCGCGTTCCACGGTCTTCGCTGCCACACCGGCCCGGCCCTTTCGCTGCAGTGACGCTGCGTTGAAGCACTCCAGCCGGAACGCCCGCAGCAACCGACCGCGCTTTTGCGGCCGAGCAGCCTTGTGCGTCAGTGTCGCGGCGTGGAGGAAGTCGCTCACGTGCGGAACCCCGAATAGCCGTCGTCCGAATAGCCGCCGTCGTCATCGACGACGTCGTCGTCATCGTTAGGGTAGCCCGCCGCCAGCGCAGGCACCGACGCCCTGGCCGCTTCCGCTTTCCGGATCACGTCCATCGCCTGCGTCAGATCCGGAACCGCAACCGGCAACGGTGTAAAGCCGTATTGCCGTGCAAGCCTGTCAGCGACTTGCTGCGCGATCTCTTCGGTGCACGGGTGGATCGCGTAGATCGACCCGCCGCCGAAGTACTTCGTGTGCCCTGGCCGCTCGGCCGACAGCTCCGGCACGTCGACGCGCAACATGTTCGTGCCCGCGATCGACTCCTCGGTGACGCGTCCTGCGATCTGGTGATGTCCCATCAGCTCGACCACTGCGTACGTTTCGAACGGCCGCTTCTCAGCCTGCATTTGGCGCCTCCGCGATAACAGTTGAACGGAGAGCAGCAACCGCGCGTTGCATTTCGCGAGTGGCCCGCGCGAGCTGCTCAATTCCTTGAAGCCGGCGCATCCCGCGCCGATAAATCGTTGGATCCATGATCGGACCGCCGGCATGAGCCAGACTGATCGCGTCCAGGAACCCGTCCAGGTCCAGATTGTCAGTCAGAGTTCCGATGAACAGGAGCTGCTGCTGTGTCGTGGCATATTCTTCCGTGGTCACGCTACCGCCTCCATCTCCACGCACTCGCTACCGAGCTGATGAATCGTCCAGCCTTCCACGTCCGGGAAGGTGCAGCAGCCCGCGATGATCACGTTGCCCAGCACGTCCGACATCTTTCGCAGCCCATCCAGGAGCCAGCGCCGGCGCGTGGTGTCGATCGCTTCCGCGTTGTCGAGCAGCAGGACCGGCCAGGCCGGCTGCACCGTGGCCACCAGCGCCGCGACCAGCACCACGGCCAGGAAGGCATCCTCGCCCGTGCTGGCGGCGTCGTAGCTGCGGAACACGCCGTCTTCCTCGAAACCAAAATCAAACGTGTCACGACCTTCACGCTCGAAAATGAACCTGAAGGTTTTTGCGGGGTCGATGGCGTAAAGCAGCTCATTGGCGCGCGACTCGACCGGCCCGACGAGCTGCTCAATCACGTGCGCGCGCAGCTTCTGCTGGTTCTGCTTCAGTGTACCGAGCGCCTCGGACTTTGCTGTGCGTTTGGCCAGCTCGTGACGTTCGCGATCGGCGCGCGCGCGGTCAGCTTCCGCCCTGCCTGCACGCTGCGCGAGCTCCTGCTCCGCGCGGATCGCATTCTGGATGGTGGTGATCCGTGCGGTTGGCGCGGCTTCGTCCTGCAGCTCCTGGATCTCGAGCGCCGGGAGCGCGTCGAAGGCCTGCTTCTCGGATATGACCTCCTCCGCGCGCACCTGCAGTAAGTCCTCCCTACGCGCGTAGTCTTCCGCATCCGCGCGCCTGCGATGCAACAAGCTGAGCACTGTGTTCGCTTCTTGGACCTCTTGCGCTGCTGCTTCGACTTCCCGTTTCAGCTGGTCGTGATCTGCGCGCATGGCCAACGCCAGCTGCGACTTGTACTCGATCTGTTCACGCAGCTTCGCGCGTACCGTATCCAGGTGACCAGTATCCGCTTCGCACGTCGGGCAGGTGTTGTGATTCGCGATCGCAGTGAGCCGTTTCTGCACCTCGACCATCTCGGTCGTTTTGCTGCCCATCAATTCGGCGAGCTGCCCGAATGCGTCCCGCTTCTTGCCTTCCTCGAGCTGGCAGGCGTGCAGATGGAGGGTGGCATTGCCGAACTCCTCGTGCGTCGGGTTCTTTGGCGCGGCGGATGCCTGAAGACGATTGAGCGCCGCGTTTACCTCCTCGAGGCGGCAGCGAAGGACCTCGCGCATGTGCTCCCGGTGCCGCTGCTCTGTGCGGGCCCGATCGGCGCGCGAGATCGCTTCTTGCCAGCGCGTGTTCGTTTCCGTGGCAACCTGCAGGTCGGCCTGCAAAGCAGTCAGGCGGTCCGGGTCGTAGTCGACCGACTCCGTAGCAGTCCGCGCGTCCTGGTCGGCGCGCTCGGCGATCGCGACCTGCTCGCGCCGCGCCTGCTCCGCGGCGTTGAATGCTTCGGTTGTGCGCTGCAGGGCGGTGGCCAGGCCGTCCAGAATCGATTCCGACGGTTCAACGTGTTCGTCCCACAGCTTCGTGATCGCCGACTGGATGAAAGACTCGGCGCCGTCGTAGCCTAGCCAGCGCCGCCACTCCGCCACGTCGAGATTCGCGATGCTGCGCGGCAGGATCCGCAGCAGAAACTCGCGGCGCTTCTCCGCGGACAGATCCAGGAACGCGGCCAGGTCAAAGGAGGGAATAAACGCGCCAGTTTCCCGATCGATGCGCGACTGCAGTTCTTTTTCAGTTCTTTCATTTCGCGTCGGGTGGACGCGTGTGACCGTGGATGCGCCCAGCCGTCGATCGATTTCGAATCCATCCGAGAAGCCGAGCGTGATGGCCATGTCCGAGTAGCCATCGGCGAGCAGCTTCCGCGTGTCCTTCAGCGTCTTGCCCAGTGACGGCTCGTATCCCAGCACGGCCAGCCGGATCGCTTCCAGTACTGCGGATTTCCCGGCGCCGTTCGGACCTGACAGCGCGAGGAACTGGGGGACCTCCATCGCCTCGCGGTCGTGGACCTTCAGCCCGTCGATGTAGATGCGCGTGAGCCGCTTCATTGGTGCACCGTCGTCTGATGCTCGACAACTTCGGGATCCGACCAGTCCCAACCCCAGATCAGCCCCTCCTGGAGTGCCGCGTGCAAATTCTTGCCAAGCGCGATGCTTGCCATCACCGCCTTCACCATCAACTCGTCGTATGTATCGGGCAGATACACGGTCAGCGCGATTTTCTTCAAAGTACTGCCTCCACTTGCTTGGACCTGCCGGTGGTCTTCTTCACGCGTGGATCCGCAACACGACGGTACTGGAACCGTGCGGTGGTGTTGGTCTCGATCACACCATCAACCGCGGCCACGGCTTGCGCCGGCAGCCGCTTCTTCAGTTTGTCCAGCTCATCCAGGTCGACGCGCCACAGTCTGTCGGATGGTTCGATGCCCTGCTCGGTGAGGACGCGCTTCAGGTCCGTGGCTGTCACCGCGCGCTCGTGAATGGGACCGAAGCCGTAGCTGCCCTCGCCGACCTGGATGAATCCTTTCGGGTGCGTGCCGCCGAGGTAGCGCTTCAGACGCTCCTTTGCGGAGGATGCGAAGGCCTCGACCGCCACCACATCGCCGGCCAGGCGCTGCGCAGCCGCGTCATCCTCGATTGAGAGATCATCGATGGCGCGATCACGGAGCTGGCGGATGCGCGGGCACGTGTGCGTATGACTACACAGCGTGCACCAGTTGCCCGGCGTGGCCTCGAAATCGTTGTTGCGCTCGCGGTCCATCGCGGTCGCGATCTCCTGCACCAGGTCAATCTCAACCTGCCGCAGGTCGTCGGCGGTGATCACCATCGATTGGTAGTTGTTGCTGTAGCGGACGAACCGCTTCACCAGCTCGAATTCCGTGAACGCCGGATAGTTGTGGCGGAGCAGGAGAGCGTACCGCGGCAGCTGCTTGCCCGCCTCGAACTGCTGCCGATTCTCAGGAGCCCAGGCGGTCTTCCAGTCATCAATGCGGACACGCGTCCTAGTCACACGCGAGGCCAGATCGGGTGTGCCGAAGAAGATCACCTGCTCACCCAGCACGTCGACGATCTTTTCGAGCCGCTCCTCGATCAGGAATGCGGCTTTCGGATCGATGTCGACGTCCTCGGCCAAGGACTCGGTGAACTTGCTGAGCACCTGAAGCGCGTCGAAGTACTCCATGTCAGAGCCGCGCACGACGCGGTACGCGATTTCGTGGATGTTCAGGATGGGCGATCCGCTTACGATCTCATGGACGGCAGCGCGCACGGCTGCGTGCACGTTGGATCCACCGTGCAGCGCTGGCGATGGCATCGGCGGTGTGTGGTCGACGTACGCCTCTTTGTACGCCCAACCGCATTCGCCATAGAGCCGCAGCTGACTGTTTCGGAAGGCCTTCATGACAGCGGCTCCTGCTGGCCTTCGATCCACCAGTGCTTGACGTGCGGGGCCTTGAAGTACTTCAGAGGGCCGCCGCCGCGGAGCACCGCGTAGTTCGCACTTCGCTGCACCTGGCCACTGCTGCTGCACCACATGTAGTGGTGCCAGACGATCTTCATCGCGTTGATATCGATGTAGCCGATCGTGCGCGGGGCTGGAGTCATGATCTGCAACTCCATTATGCCATCGCCGCGGAGTGGCCCGATGTACAACTCGTCGGCCATGTTCCGCTTGCCGATCTGAGCGAACTCGATCATTCGGACCAGCTCGGTCACCGCGATGCGCAAGATCATTTCGGGAACAGCTCCAGCGCCTGGTCGGAGGCCTGCGCCGCCCGCTGCTGCGCCTGCTGTGCAGCGAGCTGCTCGCCCGCCTGCTTCCACTCGCTGGGCAGCTCGGACTCGAGTTTCAGCGCGAGCGACGAGATCTCGTCGCTGTATTTGGCGATCTGTTTGTTGATCTTGTCGGGCGTGTATTTGGCCAGCTGCAGCGCGAGCCGGCACCATTCCTCCAGCGGATGCGCCTCCTCGTCTTCGCTCACCGTCTCGTAGTCTGGATCCGACTCCGCAGTACCGGCAGCCGGATGGAATTCGGACACGATCTCCTGGCTGTCTTCCTGCTCGACTTGCTGGACTGCCTCGGCGTGTTGCTCGGGCGTGTATTCGCCGGCAGTGATCTGCAGCGCCGTGGCGCGCTGAGCCTGCGCGCGCGCCGCGATCTGGAACGCAGCCTCCATGTTGCCGCGCAGCACGAGGGAAACTGCAAAGGCCTTCGAGGTCTTGGCCTGGCCGTTCTCCTCATAGGAAACGGTGTGTGGGTAGACGATCAGCTTGAACGGGATCCAGGAGAGGATGCCAAAGTTCTTCTTGAACAGCTTCAGCGCTTCAGTGAGGGAGTTTATCGTTTCCCAGCTCGTGGTGCGGAACACGTGGAAGCCGCCGTACACAGACGCGGCCTCGAGGAAGAAGCTGAGCACGCCGTAAGGCTTGCACTGCACCTGGCCAACCGGTCGCGGGAATGAAGTCAGCGGATAGTCGCCCTTGTGCTGCCTGAGCAGCGGACACGTGCACTGGATCTCTTTGTTGAGCACGCGATCGAACGCGCGCGCGCCGTTACCCTGGCAGCGCACCTTCGAATCCTGCCACGCGGTCAACGACGTCTTGAAGTTCTGCTCCGGCTCATCCCACAGGAACCGGATGTCGATTTCCGTGGGCGCCGGGCCGATGCGATCGTGGACACCTTTGTCGAGCAGGTAGTTGTTGTCGGCGCCGCGCACGCGTGTGCGGATCCGGAAGTGATCGTACTTTTCCGGGATGTTGAACTTCTTGCCGCCTCCCGATTTCACCTCTTTGCCTTTGCCACCGATCTTCACGTAGCCGATGCACGCCAGCTTCGGCCGCAGCACGCTCGACACGATGCCGTTGAATTCGGGCGCGCTCACGAGGCACGCTCCTGACGCTGCGAGGCTACTGCGACTGGCCAAGGCATGCGGAGGATCCGCGCCGCCTGTCGCAGCACATCGGCGGCGCTTTGCCAGACGTGAGCGAGGAGGGTAGACGTTGCGGCGCGGTCGTAGACTTGCGCGAGCTGCTCGGCATCGGCGTGCTTGACCAGGTCGGCCGCCAGGATGCCGGCGACGTACTTCCACTGATCGCGCTCCGCCTCGGCGCGTGTCAGCTTCAGCTCGAGCTCGCGGGCGTACGGGATCACGCAGCCCCCTCGATATTGCTGTACGCAAACTGGCCAAAGCAGTCGCGCGCCGCCGTCAGGTACGCCCGGGCCGCATCCTCCTCAGAATTGAAAAGACCGAGGTACCTACTGCGTCCGTGCACTTTGATTTGAGCCTGCCACTTTTGGCACTTGCGATGCCAAGTTACGCCCTTGAGTTGCGAGCACCTTCCCTGGATCACGCGCCTGTTGCCCTGGTTGAGCGAATTGGTGCAGATGCGCAGATTCGACCGTTGATTGTTCAGTCGGTTGCCGTCGGCATGATCCACAAAAACGGTCCTGCCAGCGTTTACGACGCCCAACAGAACTCGGTGCATCAGAAGGGAGCGCGGCGCGTGATTGCTGGCGCGATAGACAGCGCCTACAGGCGAGAGTCGCCACTTCCACGTTGACAGAAACTCCAGGTCAGAATCGTCAACAAGCGCGACAGCATCCGCGTTGGTCAGCTTTATCTGCGCCATTTTCTAGGCTGCCTTGCCTTTCGGCGGATCGGCCGGAGGCGTGCGTGTCACCTTGATCTCGCGATCGTCCACGCGGGTGAAAACCACCAGCTGGCGCGGGTCGCGGCGAATGAAACCGCCTGCGAACGTGGACCGGCGCGAGCTCCAGCGGCGTCCTGGTCGGGGTCTTACTTCTTCCTTGTCGCTCATTGACTCGATACCTTGGTGCAGACAACTGCTGCCCGGTTCGCCGGGCGCGAGCGCCACTCGATCGCAATCCTTCGCGGGGCTTCGATCAGTGGCGTTTCGTTTTCCATCAAGCGGACGGTCGGAATCGAACCGACACCTCCGAGCTGGCCCGACGCGGAAACCTGGGGGAAACCGTCATCGTGCCCGGCGCTCTAACACCGTGAGCTACGTCCGCAAAGTCGTCGGTCTCTCCCGACAGTCCTCCATTGATCCGATCGCCGGTTGCAGGAGCGGCGACTTCCCCGGAGTCATCGCGGACCGATGAAAGCCCCATCCGGTTAGCAGTTGCGGGGGCACGGTTCGAACGTGCGACCTCCGGGTTATGGGCCCGGCGAGCTACCACTGCTCCACCCCGCGAAAGCGTCGCACCGGTTTATGCGGCGCCCCTTGACCTACAGATACCAATTCGTATTTCGCCGCCGACCAGTGCGTAGTGAGTCCTTGCGCTCCAGGTACCGCACCACAGCACGCTCGATCAGCGCGAACGCCGTCGCACCAGCGATGCCCGCGAGCACGTAGCTCATGCGTGCGTCCGCTCCCATTCCTGCTGCAGCCTGACTGCTTCCTCCGCAGCCTTCGACGGCCGCCGCTCGAACACACCGCACCGCTCCGGGATCCTGCGCGGCTTCACGCGCGCGCTGAGCTTGAGCGCTCTGACCGCGAGGTCGGCCAGCAACATCGACGTCCAGATGAGCAGCACGGCCAGGAGCATGCGGATCGCGGTCATTGCACCGGCCTCCACCGTCCATCAGCAGCGCAGTGCGAGCAGTAGCCGCACGCCTGCGTCTCGTGCGCTGTAGTCAGCCGTCCGCAGCGCCCGATACAAGGCTTGGCATTCGGGCACTTCGCGTGACGTACGCCGTGGCATGGGCACAGCCGGTCACAACCCCGCGTGATCTTGCGGCGCGTGTACGGTGTGCAGCGGCACGGGCGCCCATCGATGCCTGGGTGGGTCTTGGTCTCCGGATACGTGCGCTCGGTGTATTCGCTGGTCATGCTTCCCTCATCGCAGAGCATGAGGTACGCGACTTCGATTTTCCTGCGCGTCTCAGGAGCCAGATCGTGGTAAGCGAGCACCGTGCGCAGCGCACCTCTCGCGTAGCCCGAGTCGTAGGCCTCGGCGTAATCCACCCGAAGGCTTCGCGCCTCTGCCACTTCCGCGCGCGCCTGTTCGCTCACCTTCAGGTCGACCTTCATGCGGCCCTCACGATTTCAATCACGCGGTCAGTGGGCGTCGCGCAGGATGATGGCGCGGGCCGCCTTGCTGTGCGCCTGCCACCGTTTCATGACTCGCTTGTGAGCCGATAGCCAGACAGAAGTACGCCAGCCCAGTGGCCCGAAGATCAGCAGCGCCATATTGACCGATACCGCGACCGGATCGACCTGGCGCTTTGGATGCTGGCCAATTGCAAGAACGGCATTAGCTCGCACGAGCTGGGGCGCGCGCTTGGCGTGACCCAGAAGTCCGCTTGGTTCATGCTGCACCGCATCCGGCTTGCGATGCAGACCCAAAGCTTTGAGAAGCTGAGCGTCGTGATCGCGCTTCACATCGGCATCGCGTTTCACGCGAACAATCCGCAGCACGACTACCAGAACGACGCCAACAGCAATCACAATGAACGGCGCCAGAAGCTCGATCATGTATTCACAGCCGTTTGATTGTTGACTTTCCGTAATGCTCGAAAACAGATTCGGCACACATCGCTGTCGTTCGTTCCACGCTTCCACCCGTTGTGACTTTCCTCTTTGGGCAGTTTTGCCGGGCCATCGTTGCCGTATGTCATCGCGTCACTGAATCGATTGGCACAACACCGCCGCGAATGCACGGGAACACGACGCCGTTCTGGGGATCACTCGGCGGACACACTCGCTCACGCGGCGGACCGGCTGGCCAGATAATGACGGGCTGATCGACGGGCGCACTCGGGGAGTCGCAGCCGAGCGTCAGCATGCCGGCTGTGCCCAGGACGCGGAGCAGGGCAGAGAGGAGGCGCGTCATGCCGCACCACGAATGTCATCGAGGAGTGCACGGATCTCGGCGTCCAGCTCAGCCTGGCGCTGCAGAGCGGCGAACATGCCCGGGGCCTGCACGATCAGCCGGGCATTCGCTTCGGCGTCTTGGTGCTCGTCGTGCACAGTGGCGATCAGTTCGCCGTCCTCGGTCGTGACCGCCGTCGCTGCGGCGCCGCGGAAGCGCGGAGCAATTCGCCAGGGGCCTGGGGTGGCGGGCATCAGGCGATCGCCTCCGCATCGGTTGCCGGGACCGGGTGACTCTGTATCCATTCGTCGATCGTAGACCGACGGAAACGGAGCATGCGGCCGGCTTTCTCGAAGGGGATTTCTCGCCGGGACACCTTGTTGTATACCGTGCCCAGCTTCACTCCGAGGTACTCAGCAACCTCGGGCGCGGTGAGCAATCGGTCGTCTGTTGCGTTGCTTGTCATGTTCACGCTTCTTAACTTTGGTCCATGCGATACGGCATGGGCCCATACTATATGGGTTGGGCTCATACGTCAAGTGTTATGAATCATGAGATAGGGGCAAGCGTGGGCGAGTGGCTCCCCAACGAATTGCTTGGCAAGCAGATACGACTACTTCGAGTCCGCCTGGGGCTTAAGCAGTCAGAATTTGCAGAGGCCCTCGGCTCCCCCAAGGGCCAGTCCGAGGTGAGCAAATGGGAGAGCGGTGAAGTACGCCCAGGTCAGGAAAAGCTGCAGGCAATCGCGCGGCTGGCTCACGTGCCGATGAGGATGTTTCAGGGTGACAACGAAGCCGAGGAGGGGGAGGAGGGCGGCCGAAAGGGCGGCCGAAAGAGCTACAATCGCGCCTACGCGCTTATCGCGCACCTCGAGGCTGAAATAGGGACCGACCGGATCGCTCTGGCTGACGCGTTCGGGATGGCCAAGGACGAATCAGAGCGGATGGCGTTCGATGCTGAGGAGCGCCAGACGGTCATCGAGTGGATGAACCGCGTCGTTCAGCGGTCTGCCGGTACCGCTATTCCCGCATTGAAGGTTACGGGCCGCAGCAGCGTCACCGGTGCGGCGGGCGTCGATTCGCGAGGATTCAAATCCGAACCCGACGCCGCTACCGCCCCACCGCCATCATCCGCAGAACTTGAGAGCGGTCATGAGGATGCTTCTGATGCAGTGCACGATGCAGAAAGTCCAGGGCCGACAACTCGTAAGGAGCGCCCTGGGCGATCAGCCGGAGGCGATCGTGGTGCTTGATCAAAGCCTCCTCAACGCCGGCGTCCGACCACGTGGGTAGACGCGTCACCAGCTTGAACCGCCCGTGATGCAGGTGCGGGCGGTAGACGATGTTGGAGCCTTTGTCAGCGCCGATCGCGGCGATGGACCGAAGGAGATGGAACACGAAGAAGATGTCTTCATTGCACCGGGATTCAGTCGGCATCGATACCGTTAAGGGAAGACTGCAACTGCGGAGCTGCTGCGGGATTGCCTGCGAAGCTGCGCACGTCGCGACTCGGGGTCCGGGACTGTAACACGGCCCTGTGACAATGGCAAACCGCAGGAATTCTTAATAGAAACGTTTGGCGCATATAGGTCACGTTGACCTATATGCCAGCTAACCAGCATGCGCCATCTTCTTACGACCTTTCCCGAAGGCGCCCTGACAAATGCGATGCCGCAAAGTCTACTTGATATTCATCGCTGCCATGCTCGGCTGCGACGCCTCGCCCAGTGAGCCTCCAGCGCCGACCCTGGTAGGCATCGCCATCACCCCTCAGCAACCGTCGATTGTGAGCGGGCTGACGCAGCAGCTCGCGGTCACTGCGTCGTACTCCAACAACTCGACGCGAGATGTGACAAGTCTCGCGACTTTCGAGGCGACAGGTGGAACGATCACGTCAGCTGGTCTGTTCACGGCGGGCAACACGCCCGGCAGCAGCTTCGCTATTTCAGCGACGTTCGAGGGGAAAGGGGCAACCACGGCCGTCACTGTATTGGAGCCGAGCGTTACCGGCTTGGCTCTGTCACCTCCTGGCGTGGGCGTGCAGAACGCCACGACACGCCAGTTCACTGCTACCGCGACGTACAACAACAACACCGACCGGGACGTGACATTGTTCGCCACGTGGACCGCAACCGGCGGCACGATCTCGTCAGGCGGATTGTTCCGAGCCGGAAACACTCCGGGCGCTTTTGAGGTTCAGGCGGCCTTCGGAGGGCGGACTGCCACGGCGAGTGGCACGGTTACGATAGTCGTGATCGCTGTGCGGCTCGACCCTTCTACGGCCACATTGCTCGCAGCCGGGACACAGCAATTCGCGGCGAATGCGCTCTATAGCAACGGCTCGTCCCAGGTCGTCACCAACACTGCGGTCTTCGCTGGTACCGGAGGCAGCTTCTCCTCAACGACTAATGGACTCTATTCCGGCGGGAATACGACTGGCGCGTTTCAGGTGAGCGCGACGCTCAACGGCCAGATCGGGACTGCGGCGGTGAACATAGTGCCGCCTCTTACAGTCTCGATCACTGGATCCCCGCGCCTGAGGGGAGTGAGCAAGCCTAACGGCTCGTACGAGTGCCTTTACGAAATCCGAGCGACCGGTGTGGGTGGATTGCCGGAGCAATTTGCGACATGGGATGGCGGACGGCTGGATTGGCGACTCAATGCAACCGGCGCGGTTGAAACCGACAACCTCTCGGCTGGTCAGGTCACGGAGTATTTCGGCTCGAATCGAGTTCAGTCCGGATCGACCGTTGGGTCCAGTGCGTACGCCAGCTGGAGCGGGCCATTCAGCATCATCCACACTCTGAGATTCCTGTTGCCGACCGGCGAAATAAGAACAGGCTCCTACACTCTCTTCTGCGATTGAGCATGGCGCTAACCAAATGCAGGGAGTGCGGAAGGGAAGTGAGCACCGAAGCAGTCGCGTGCCCACACTGTGGCGCGCCAGAGCCAGCTAAAAGAGCGTCTCCGAAACCGCCAATCACCGTTCGGGAACCTGAGATTCCGGCGTGGAAACGGCCGGTGCCGCTGATTGCGCTTACGGTGGTACTCGTCGTGGTGATCACCAGCATCGCGCGATACACCGAAGAGAAGGCAGCTAAGTCAGCCCGTGACCCAGGTCGGCCCGCGTCGGATTCCGCGCTCCCTGGAGACATTACCAAAGCATTGAGTGAGCCGCTGGATAAGCACGGAACGCTTAAGCTTGAGCGAGCGTGGGAGACAGGCGAAGGCACCAGGTTCGCAACGGGCTACGCCCTGGTGAGCTATGAGAATACGACCAACAGGACCTTCCAGCAGGCGGTGACTATTCGCTGTGATGCGTTGGACACCGGCGGCGGCAAGATCGGGACGAACACGCGCAGCTTCTTTGTGTTCAAACACGGGCCCATCCAGCCGGGTTTTCGTGGCACGGAAGAAATTCCAATTAATACTGACGGCACAGATTTCACCAAGATGAGTTGTTGGATAGAGTCGGCCAGATAAGTCCACTCTTCCCCGAAGGAGCCTTAACGATGCCCGTACCTCAAAAGGTCGATCGTCGCATCCTCGAAGCCACTCAGCGCTACCGCCCCATCCTGGAACAGGCGCGCAACAACCGGATGAAGATCCACGCCACGTTCGACTTCGATCATGCCGGAGGAAGTTATGCTCAGGTTTTGTTTGATGCTCATGCTGCTAGGAGCAAAGGGCTTGTCCGGGCAGTCCGCCAACTCCACAGCGGAAGTCGTGCGGAAGGGCATGAGCTGCAGACAGGCCTCAACGGGACACATCGAATGCACTTATACTATCGGTCAATCCCTTGTGGTCCTGATAGCCGGTGTTGGCGAAGACGGCGCCACCATTTTCATAGACAAAACGGAGGGGCTTAAGGGCGACTATTATGCCTCCATTTCGATGGCTCACCAATGCGTCGTGGTGAAGCCAGGAGAGAAGACCGTTAGCAAAAAGGCAGGCTTGCCGACGTTCGCCTTTATCGCTCACCGAGACGGCAAGGTATACCCTGACTGGACGCAATGCAGAGATGCCAACCTAGCGCCGCCTCGCTCGTGAGAATCCTGAACCTTCCCCTCAAGGGTTCCGGCGATCGGTCCAAGCCGCGCGGGCATGGGCGAGCTGGAGTGGGCAGTGAATGACTGGTGGAATGGGTTACGCGGAGCGGTAGAAACCAATGTGCGATTCAAGGAAGGAAGAGGTGTGCAGTGGAACTAAAATTCGCGATGCTCGCCGACTACGTGACCGAGACCAAGGGAGGAAAATTCATCATCGTCGGCGAGTTCGATCACATCTTCGGCACAAAAGTGCCGGCCCGGCATCAGCTAATGTTCTTGGTGGCCAGGTTTGAGGCGTCCGTTACCGAGGGGTCCGCGCACAAGCTGAAGGTTGTCCTGGTCGACGAGGACGGCAACGATCTTCCGCTGACCGTGCCCGAGTTGGATGCCAATTTCGCTGCCCAGGGGCCAGGTAAGCCTCTGAGGGCAAATGTGATTATCCAGCTTGTTAACCTCGTGTTCCCAAAATTTGGGTCGTACGAGTTTCACATTCTGATCGACGGTCACCACAAGGCGACCATCGGTTTCGAGCTCACCAACGCCCAGCCACCGCGACGTTGACCAGGCAGCGCGCAGAGCGAATTCGGGCGGAGATGGAGTCCAACCCCAACGGCCAGCGGTTCGGGCTTCTATGTAACGTTTTGGAGGCTTTCGGGATTCGTTTGGATCGCCAGAAGGGCAGCGATTGCATTTTCAAGCATGAGACCCTAAATGTTCGGCTGTTCATTTCGTACCATGGATCCGGCAGGGTCCATGCGGCGTATGTTGAACGCGCTGTGAAGGCAATGAACGAAGTCAAGGAACTGGGACAATGACCGCTCTAGATCTGTACCTCCGGCTACCGTGGACAGTTGAATCCACCAAGCGTGTGGATGACGGCGAAGAAGCAGTAGTCTTATCAGTACTTGAGTTGGACTTCTTGGTGGTAGGGCAGAACGAAGCGGACGCCGCCGAGAAGTTTTGGCCGGCACTATCCATGTTGCTGGAGAGCTATGTCGAGGATGGCGTGCTGCCACCCTTGCCGGAAACGGCGATGATCGTTGATCCGGTGAAGCTCGAAGAATTTGTTCAGGCGTCTGCAAAAACGGATCAGGACACAATTTCGATTGGCGCATACTCAGCGCAACCGACAACCGTTGTCGAAGCTGCCACGTTAGCCGCAGCCTGACCCAGCCACCTATTTGATCGCCTCGAGCTAGCAGATACACTGAGGCCCACGCCAACCGAGAGGATGCCGTGGGCCTTTATCCGCCGTTCTGGGAAGACCTCTTCCGACCCTTTCCGCCCGAGCCGGTGAGATGGGTCACGCTGCCATCCGGCGACCATGTCGCGGTGCCGGACCAGCCGCCACCGCTCGATCGGATTGAGCTGCGTGACTCGCAGCTGGCGACGAAACGGATCTCCAACACGAGCAGAGACAAGGGTTGAGCCGGATAGATAGGGCAAAAAAGGAACTGATCGAAGGCGTAGCCGATGACCTGCGGCTTCTGCACGAAGATTGGGGAGATGCGGCGGATGATCACACACTCCGACGCGGCAGCACGTTGTTGCGCAGACTGCTTGTAGACGCCCAGTTGCAGCGCGCCTGGAAGGGAGCCGGTTTCGAGAAGGAACCAGAGATCGAAGGAGGCACCTTAAAAGAGATATTGAAGATTGTGCCAGTGCAGGAAATTGCGCTAGCATCGGTCGGGGGTGCGAAGTACGAGGGCGGCGAGATTAGAGGATTGATGAGCCTCAACAATGAGTTAGGCAACGCCGAAGCATACGAGATGGCTCAAGCGTCGTTCGCAACAGAAAAGCTCGGGCTACGAGGGTGGACCGAGGGTGCATGCATGGTGGTCCAAGGCATTCCGGTTCCTCGAAGAGTCCTAGTCAAGTTCATTTCTAACAAGCTAGGGGGCGCCCATTTCGATGCCTCGCGCGGCGCTAGCTTGGAAGAAAGGCAGTTTGCTCTTCTGGATGAAGTGCGGGAGAGGCTTAGACTTATGGGCAAAGACGCTGTCTATTTCGAGCTGCTGTCGGTGGGGCAGACCCTGGCGGCCTCGATGGACGTGCAACGCTTCTTGGAACGCGTGGATCTCGCTACGGAACCGCCGCCTCCGTGACCTCGAGCTCCCATGTGTCGACCAGCGTACGACTCCCGCTCGTGTCCGCCTCCACACGCACCACGTAGGTGCCTGCTGCTTGCTCGCCAGGAGCAGCTCGAGTCTTGAACGTGCCGGAAACCAGGCCGCCTGCGATCGTCGGGCTGCCACTCACGAACTCGCTCGTCACAACCGTCCACGGCCCCACGGGCACGAAGCGGCCAGTCTCGGGATCGTAGGTCTTCGTTGCGCCACTCGTAACCACCACCACCGGGTTTGAGAGCGTCTCGCCTTCGTCGAGCTGACTCGTAAAGTCGGAGCCGTACCGATCCTCGGCGTTCGCATGCTTTGTGAGCACCTGGTGCATTAGGTCACCTCATGGATGGTCGGACGAGAACGCGCAGCATGCGTGCGCTCGGCTGGCGTTGTCGCGTGCCGGCGTTCGAGCGAATGGGCGCGATGAACGAAATGGACCGCCGGTGCGACCTGACTGGCCACAGACTGCAACGCCGGAATAGCGATTGCCGCGGCGGCGCGCACGAGTACGCGACCCGCGCTCGCCATGGCGAAATGTGGGACTGCGATTTCTGCTACACCCGCGACACGCACGGCGCCGGCCGACGCCATTGTCAGGTGCGGAAGGCTGAGCGTCGCCGCGCCGGCAACGAGTAGTGCTCCCGCTGCTGTTTGCGTGAAGGGCGGAATTGTCAGCGCAGCTTGACCCGTCGCGACCTGCGTGCTCGAGCCAGTTGCCTGGAATGCAGGGATTGTGAGTGAGGCCTGGGCGAGAACACGAACAGCGCCCGCCGCTGCCATCGTGAAGTGCGGAATGTTCTGCGTTGCAGTGCTGGCCACGCGCACAACGCCGGCGGCTGACGTGGTGAAGTGCGGGATGGTGAGGTTGGCCGCACCGGTTACGCGGACCGTTCCAGCAGCTGACTGTGTAAAGGCGGGGATCGTGCGGCTGGCCGCGCCCGCAACACGCACCTGGCCAGCGGAGGCGACAGCAAAGGCCGGTATGTTCCTGGACGCATCGCCGGCCACGCGCACCAGGCCGGAAGCCGAGCTCGAGAATGCGGGGATCGATACCGCAGCGGCGCCAACGATCCCCGCGGCCGCGATGGCCGTGGGTATCCACCGGCGCTTTGCCGGCAGGCGATACCGGCGGCCGAAAAAGCTCACAACTCTTCCACGTATGCAGTGCCGGAAATCGTGGCATCATCGGCGAGCGCCGTGCCGAGCCGCACGCACAGCATCGTGTCCGCCTGGTCAACCTTCGGACCCGTACTCTGCCCATTGATTTCCGGCCACCACAGCTGCAATCCCGAGCGCACGTTGAACGTGTCGGCGTGCACTTCCACTGCGGTGCCGGTAGATGCAGGAGTCGATGCCACGGCCTCCGCGGTGAATCCGGCCGCCGCATCGCGCGGATCCACCGGCTTTGGTGTGACGGCGCTTCCGTTGCCCGACGTCGCATTGTCCGTGACGATCGAGTAGTCGATCATCTCTTCCTGCGCATCGCCTACTTCACTCTTGACTCCGATGAACAGCCCGACCAGCCGGATCGGCCGATCATCCGCAGGAGTCAGCTCGAAGAAATCATAGTCACCGTTCGCCGTCGTGAACGATGAATTGCGAAACGGCACCGTGTAGATGCGACTCACTTGCGACTCCCTGAGTTAGAGTGGAACTACGGACGTTGGGCGGTCACGCCGGAGCGGCGGCAAAGCGCCACCGCCACCGCCCGATGCGGCGTAATCGACATACATGCTGATCTTGTAACTCGCACTGCCTTCATTCGCCGGCCATGTACTGGGCATGTCGTTGGCGTGGGTGCGGCCGGCAAAGAAAACATCGAGCCCC